GATGTAAGCACAACAAATATAGCATCAGCCAACGTTGTTAATACCGTGTACACTTATGCAACAGTTGCCAATGCGACCTCTATTAGTGCCATCGCAACAGCCTATACACAGGGTAATACAGCGTTCAATAAGGCTAATACCGCTTGTACCCAATCAGACTCCGCGGGTACTCAGGCCAACTTGGCTTACGGTAGAGGTAATACTGCGTATACCCAAGGCAATACAGGATACACTCAAGCCAACGCAGCCTATGTCCAAGCCAATACGGCCTATGTCCAAGCCAATGCGGCTTTTGTCAAGGCCAATACAGCTAATGCCGGCGCGGTTAACTGGTTCAATGCTGCCGGTATAATATCACCATTTGCTGGTTCTGTTGCTCCTACAGGATGGTTACTATGTTTCGGACAATCCGTAAGCACAACCACATACGCTCTCCTTTATAATGTCATTGGATATACATACGGCGGCGCCGGTGCATCAATGTCGATACCCGATCTTAGAGGTAGAGTAGTGGCAGGTAAGGATAACATGGGTGGGGTAAGTGCCGATAGGCTTACTACACCAATCGACGGCGACGTTCTAGGCGCCTCAGGAGGCGCAGAAAGCGTTACGCTAACGGTTGCTCAAATGCCTACACACACACACTTCACGGCATCCCAAACACCAACTACAACTGCCGGTGAAGGCACCCACTCTCACACATGGTCGGGTACTGTTACTGGTACCGTGGGTTCTGATTCTCACTCACACCAATTCTCTGGTGACACCGCCAGCAATACTGCCGGATCCGGTAGTGGGGATAGAGTAACCTCACTTACTAGTACCACAAGCGGCAGCCAGGTCAGAACAACTGGCTCAGATACTCACAATCACACATGGACGTCTAGTGTTGTTTCTGGTACTGTGTCGGGCGCTGGTACCCACACGCATACCATGGTTATACCCGCCAGCAACTCATCCTCAAATGGTAGTAGCACATCACACACCAACATACAACCAACAATAGTACTAAACTACATCATATATGCAGGTGTATAATGATAGTACCATATAAAGAACTTCTAGTAAACAGAGGGGCAGATTTTCGCACCACAATATATGTCACAAATCCTTTAACAGGCAACGTTGTAAATATATCTGGAAATACAGTCACCTCTAAGTTTAGAACGTCGTATTATACAGCCAATGCCACAGGGACAATCACCTGCAACATTTCAAACGCTGTCAATGGTGAGATTACTCTAACTCTATTATCCCCCAACACAACAGTCTATGTACATCCTGGTAGATATGTCTATGATGTTAATATGACATACGCAAATAATGTAACCAGAATTCTAGAGGGTGTGGTAATCATAAAACCGGGAGTAACTTACTAACATGGCAATAACTTCAAGAGCAGGTTTGAAAGATTGGTGTCTCAAGAGGCTTGGGCACCCCGTCATAGAGATTAACGTTGATAACGATCAGGTCGAAGATCGTATAGATGAAGCATTGGCGTATTATCAAACGTTCCATTATGATGGTACTGAAAAAACCTTTATGAAACATTTGATTACACAGGCAGATATAGATAATCGATACTTTACTGTATCAGAAGATATCATTGGTATTACCAAGATATACCCACCAAGTTCCAGCCTAGCCACAATAAACATGTGGGATATTCGATATCAAATGATGTTACATGATATGCAAAGCTTTATCACCGGCTCCATTGCGAACTACTGGATCACAATGACGCACTTAAGAATGCTTGAAATGGAACTTCAAGGAGAAAAGCCTATTCGGTTCAATAAAGCCACACATAAACTATACGTTGATTGGGATTGGCCTACCGATGCCAAACTGAACCAGTATATGTTAGCCGAGGTATCAGTTATCGTTGATCCAGGCACATATACTGCAATCTGGGATGATAGAATGCTTAAACTTTATGCATATGCTTTAATCAAGCTTCAATGGGGAAACAACCTAAAGATTTATAGCGGTATTCAACTACCAGGCGGCATCACATTGAATGGTCAGGAGATATATGAGGAAGCCTTGAAGGATATAGAAGAAATCGAAAAGGATTTCCAAAGCACTTATCGCATTCCGGGAGAAGCCTTCTTGGTAGGATAATAATGACAACATCAAAATACTTCAACTTTTATCCAAAAACTCGCTCACCAGAACATGAACTAATCGATTCCTTGATTGCACAAGCAGTTAGGATCAAGGGAGAGGATTGCTACTATCTGCCCAGAGAATCATGGTCTGATAAGGATCATATCTATGGTGAGGATGCATCATCCAAGTTTACTTCTGCATATATCATGGAAATGATTCATAACACTGTAGACCAATATCAAGGTGCAGGAGATTTCTTCTCCAAGTTTGGTATGCAAATGAGAGATAATATGGATCTGACCGTTTCAATCCGCGGTTGGAAAGCCTCTATGGATCAAACCATTAGATCGGTGCCAAGAGAAGGCGACCTGGTGTTTGTTCCTTCACAGAGACGTATCTGGGAAATCAAGTTTGTTGAGCAGACCAAAATGTTCTACACATTGGGTAATAGGGAACCATACATATTTGAGTTAAAGTGCGAGTTGTTCCAGTATTCACAAGAAGATATCGATACAGGAGTCGAAGAAATCGACATTCTAGAACCAATGATTGCATACACGGTAAGGTTAAACATGATCACACCAGGAACTGGTGATTTTAGTGTTGGTGAAGCAGTTAGTGCCGTCGGTGTTACCGGGCAAGTATCAAGTTGGGACTATCAAAACAAGGTGTTGGATGTTATTAATACTCGCGGCGAGTTTACTGCTAATACTAGTGTTACGGGATCAACATCTAATACTTCTTGGACGATATCAACGGTTGGTGATGATGACAACTATAATGAATATGACAGAACAGATAGTGGTCTAGTTCAAGATGAGGCCGAGGAAATCATAAATCGATCAGAAACAAACCCATTTGGTACCGTATAATGTTTAGATATTTTCATCACAATCTCATTCGAGCCTATACAAATCAGTTCGCCAATCTTTTCAATAACATAACAATATTGAAGGTCAACTTCACGAATGACGCAGAAATCAAACGCATAAAAGTGCCTCTTACCTTTGGTCCCAAAGAACGTTATGATATTAGACCAGAACAAGACCCCGATCTAAAACGTCCCATAAACACAATCTTTCCGCGCATGTCCTTTGAAATGACAGGTATCAGCTATGCACCAGAAAGGCAGCAAGTCCGAACATTGGTAAACGCAAAAGCCAATACACAATCCGCGCTTGCGACAACGTATATCGGCACCCCCTACAACATGACATTTACTCTAACAATTTTGTCTAGGAACTTCAGTGAGTCCAATCAGATAGTGGAGCAAATACTACCATATTTTGCTCCCGATTATAACGTACAGGTTAACCTGATTCCTCAAATCGGTATTATCAAGGATATACCCATAATCATGAACTCCGTATCCCAGGATATTGAGTATGAGGGCGGGGATGATGCAAATACTAGGCAAATCACAACAACAATGATGTTCACCATGCAGGCTTGGTACTACGGTCCGGTACAATCTTCTGGTCTTATCAGAAAGGTTATCGCGAACATTTATGATGATCCTACGCTACTTCCCGGCTATATATTAACAGCTAATATGAATAATGGCAACAATGGTACATATAGTCTGGATGATTTTGTCTACCAAGGCACTGAAATCAACACTTCTACTGCAATAGGTAAAGTTTTACGATGGAATGCAAACACCGCACAACTTGTTATAGGTGGTGCGCAGGGAACATTCAAATCAAATACTGCGGTTAGAGCAGAAAGTTCCAATGCAAACTATACAATAGTGTCATTTGATACAACACCAATCAAGTTGGTTACCATTGAGGTTACTCCTGATCCTCTAACAGCAAATGCAAATGATGATTATGGATACACAACCACTATTAGGGAATGGCCAGACGCATAATGTTAAAGTTCAAACAGTTCCTAGAAGAAGCCAATATAAAGTCTACTGATTATCCATGGCCTGTAAAAACAAATAAGGATCCAGCCACAAAATTTTGGTCTAATCAAAGTAAAGAGGCACGCGTTCGAACGTGCTGCACAAACATCTCTATTTAAGACCAAACAAAACGTTCCTCCAATCGCTACTTTGTCGCGGTTTACAGGTTGATGGTAGCAAGGGCAGTTGCTGGAGAAAAACTTATACCAAACCCTCCGGACACAAAGTTTGTTTCGACAAGTAAGGTAAAACCAGAAGAAGTATCAAATAAAAGGATATAATAATGAATGAGAATTTTGAAAGAGAGAATGTGGTTATCGATAAGACGTTTGATTTTGAAACGGTAGTGTCACTCAGAGTACTATTTTTGATCGCCAAGGCATGCCATGAAGTCAATAGATCATGGTGCGATATTAACGGTGATTCCAGCCAGGATGCATGGCATTTAACCCCAAAGTGGCAGCAAGATAGTGCAGTCAAAGGTGTATTGGGGGTTTCCAATGGTAATGGACCAGAAGAATCTCATGCGTCGTGGATGAAAGAAAAACTTGCAACCGGTTGGAAATATGGGTCAGTAAAAGATGCCAAACAGAAAGAGCATCCATGCATTATGGCTTACTCCGAGTTGCCTCCAGAACAGAAGATCAAGGATCATCTATTTGTAACAACCGCAAAAGCATTATTGTCAGCATATGAAAATACCAAAACCCCTGACTAACTTTTCTGATACATTAGATATTGACGACGCGGTCTATGAAGAAGTTGATTCAACATTACCTATGGAAGTACCACAACAACAAGTTGCGGTAGCAAATCAGTCGATTGATGAGCGAGAAGATTATAATACGGCTAGAAGTACTTACTCGGACCTCATAAAAACAGGTCAAGAGGCTCTGGAAGGTATACTAGCAACAGCACAGAATGATGAAAGTGCCAGGTCATTTGAGGCTGTAGCCAAAATGATAGATTCAGTCACAAATTTAACCGAAAAAATGTATGCCCTGCATAGAAAAGTTGCGGAGACAACAGGTAATCAACTGCAACCCCAAACATTTAACGTGGATAAGGCTGTATTTTATGGTACAGCAGCAGATTTGCTCGACAATATAGAGGATAGTAAAACCAAGTAATGCAACTACCCCTAATCAACGGCGTAAAAATAAAGCTATCATTCAAGGGAAACTCGTTGCTTATGCCAAGCAACGCTACTCACCCATGGACTCAACACGAAAGAGATGAGTTTGAGAAATGTAAGAAAGACCCTATATACTTTGCCAAGACGTATATAAAGATCATTCATGTAGATAAAGGTCTTATTCCCTTTGAAATGTGGGATTTTCAAGAAGAACTGATTGAGTTGTGTGTAAACAACCGATTCGTTGTTGGTAAGTGGCCACGCCAGGCTGGTAAATCTACAACAGTTATAGCATATCTACTATGGTATCTATTATTTCACCGCAAAGTGAACGTAGCCATTCTATCAAACAAAGCCAGTGGTGCTAGGATTACGCTCAGCCGTCTACAAATAGCATATATGTATCTACCAGATTTCTTGAAACAGGGTATCAAATTCTGGAACAAGGGGTCTATTGAGTTTGAAAATGGTTCGAAGATCAAAGCCGATTCAACAACAGCAACATCCGTCCGAGGCGATTCATTAAACTGCGTTTTCCTTGATGAATTTGCCCACGTTCCCGATGGCATTGCAGAGGGCTTCTTTGCATCCACATATCCAACCATTTCATCGGGCGAAACAACCAAGCTACTGATCGTATCTACACCCAGAGGCATGAATAAATTCTATACTATTTGGATGGACTCGATTGAAGGTAAAAACAGCTACAAGCGATCCGAAGTTCGGTGGTCGCAGATTCCAGGCCGTGATGAAAAGTGGAAAGAAGAAACAATCCGAAATACCAGCGCCGAACAATTTCAACAGGAATTTGAATGTGTTTCTGGGGATACTATTATAGAAATATTGGATACCAAAACTCAACTAACTCATAGGGTTCAAATAGAAGATTTGATGTATATGTTACAGGATTTCTAGGAATACTAAATAATACATGTCATACATATCTAGAAAAACATGGATAAAATACAACGGCGCTATACCCATTGATGCCAATAATAGACCCTTTGAAGTCCATCATATAGACGGTAATCATTCAAATAACGATATCGATAACTTAAGTTGTATACCGATACAAGAACACTATAACATACACTATGGACAGAGAGACTATGGTGCTTGTGTACTAATCACCAAGAGACTGCAACTTCCAGTCACATATATTTCTGATATACAACGAGGTTGTAAAAGACCAGGTATCGGAGAAGTAAAAAAGGGCACTATACCTTGGAATAAAGGGAAAAGTGGTTACAATATAAATATCACAGAACAGGGTAAGCTTGCAAAATCACAGGCTGTCAAATATAGAGCAATAATACAAGACAGTCTTGCTGATGATATTAGAATATTATATAGTGATACCATGAATATAACTGATCTAAAGATAGGAAGAGTGCAAAAGAATGGTAGAGTATACACATATAAAACAGCATTTTGTAATCATTTTGCAATAATATATAACGTAACATCAGCATATATTCGTAGAATAATAGATAAAAAATCAAAATGTTCGTAAAAAATAATAGATTTCTCATAAAAACACCTTATGGATATGAAAAGTTTGATGGTATACTAACCAAAACTACCGATAAACTATACAAAATAGAGTTTAGTGATGGTAGTTGTATCAAATGTTCCGCAAAACATGCATTATTATCATCAAGTGGTTTTAAGTTTTCTCAAGATATAAGAGTATCTGACGATATTACTGGTAAAACAGTTGTTTCTATTAGTGTTGACCATGGAAACTTTACAGTATTTGATCCAGTTGGTGTAAAAGATCATGCATCCTACTATTCCAATAACGTAATATCACACAACACAGAGTTCCTCGGCTCCACCAACACACTCATAAGTAGTTCCAAGTTGGATTCGTTGAGAGCAGGCTGGAGAAACCCAGCATTCATTGAGTTGGATGGACTATTCAAGGTTTATGAATATCCCGCACAAGGCAGGAAATATGCCATTACAGTTGATCCATCGGAAGGGCAAAACAAGGACTATTCTGCAATATCAGTCTTTGATGTTTCGGAAGCGCCCTATAAACAAGTCGCCTTGTATCGTAATAACAAGATATCTCCCTACTTATTCCCTACTGTTATATATACAATAGCAACAAAATACAACGATGCATTCATACTTGTTGAAATCAACAGTATAGGGTTGCAAATATCCGATATTCTGCATTATGAGTTGGGGTATGACAACCTTGTCAAGATTGAGACCAAACAGAAACATGCCCAATCAGTATCTAGTGGGCATAAAAAAGGTCAGAGGATGGGTCTTAAAACCTCGGTTGCAACCAAAAGAATAGGCTGCACCAATCTAAAAGGCCTTCTTGAATCCGACAAGTTGTTGGTTTGGGATAAACTAACGATTGCCGAACTATTTACATTCACATCAAATCATCAAAGCTTTGCGGCCGATGCCGGAAGAAATGACGACTTGGTCATGACCCTTGTTTTATTTGCTTGGTTGATTTCACAGAAGTACTTCAAAGACATGATACAAGTGGATATAAGAAAAATCATTCAAGATGAAGAACTAGACATGATGGATTCTGATATTGTGCCAGTTGGTGTTATAACTGATGGTAGAGAAGAAGAATATACTGTAGATACTGAGGGGAATGTATGGAGAGATGTTGATGATTGGGCGGGAAATCCTTGGGAATCAAATCCCTTCGACATGACGGGCTCATTCAGGAATAGACTATAATCTTACATTTCTCTAAATACTAAGAATAGAATACCTAATAATAACTAAAAATAAGGAGAAATAAGATGGGATTTCGAGTTTCACCAGGTGTGGATGTAACAGAACAAAGTGTATCGTTAGTAGCTCCAGCCGTTGGTACAACTGAAGGTGGTTTCGCAGGACATTTCCAATGGGGTCCAGTCGAAGAAATCATCAATCTTGCGAATGAAGTGGAATTGGTGGATCGAGTACATATTCCCGACGCAAACACATTTACTTCATTTTTCACAATAGCAAACTTTCTACAATACACCGGTCAAGCGAGACTGGTGCGAGCCAGCGCGGACGGTATGAGAAATGCTATTGCAAATAGTAATGCAACTTCAGTTATGATCAAGAATAGAGACCACTACGACAATCAGTTCGCCTCAGGTGCAAACACTTATGGTATGTGGGCCGCAAAATACCCAGGAGATTTGGGTAATGGGCTAAAAGTTTCAATTTTCTACTCCTCAGATACAGCACTATTTGCAGCCTGGATATATAACGGTTACTTTCATGGAGCCCCAGTCACCTCAGATTACGTTAGTACTCGCGGTGGTACCGAGGATGGAATACACATTGTTGTTGTTGATGCACTAGGTAAGTTTTCTGGTGCGGCTAATACAGTTCTCGAAAGATTTGGCTATGCATCTAAAGCTTCTGATGCCAAGAATTCAGATGGTACCTCAAACTACTACAAGGATGTTGTTAATAGAAGATCCAAGTATATTTGGTGGTTGGCTCATCCGGATGCAGGAACAGGTCCCGCAAACTCCGCTGGTTGGGGTGTTACAGCAAATGGAACTACCTTCAGTACAGGTAATGGTCTTTCCCATACAGTAACTCTGAGTAAAGGTGTTATTGCAACACCAGCCGCTGGTAATACAATCAATGGGTTTTCAAAATTTGTCAATGCCAATGAAGTTGACGTTGCTCTATTGATGACCGGCGACCATAATGCTTCCGTCGTAAATTATGCAGTTCAAAGTGTAGCTGAAATCAGAAAAGACGCGGTGGTATTTGCTTCTCCCACAATGAATAATGTTGTTAACAATGCCGGCAATGAAACAACCGATGTTATTACATACAGAAATACTCTACCAACAAGCACATACGCATTCATGGATTGTAACTGGAAGTACCAATACGACCGTTATAATGACGTTTATAGATGGGTGCCTCTAAATGGCGACGTTGCCGGTCTTGCTGCTAGAACCGACCTACAATATGACCCATGGTTCTCCATTGCTGGTTATACTCGCGGTCAGATTAAGAACGTATTCAAGTTGGCTTGGAACCCTTCCGAAGCAAACATAAAGGACTTGTATAGATCAAGTGTCAACGCTATCATTATAGAAAAGGGTGAAGGTCCTATTCTATTTGGCGACAAGACTCTTGTTTCCAAACCGGATGCATTTGACAGAATAAATGTTCGACGTTTGTTCATTATTCTTGAGAAGTCTATTGCAAAAGCAGCCAAGTACTTCTTATTTGATATCAACGATCAATACACCCGAGCACAATTCGTCTCCATGGTTGAACCATTCTTGAGAAACATCCAAGGTAGAAGAGGTATTTTCGCCTTCCAAGTTATCTGTGATGAAACAAACAACACACCGGATGTTATCGATAGAAACGAATTCGTCGGATCAATTCGAGTCAAACCCGCAAGAAGCATCAACTTTATTCGACTAAACTTCACAGCAGTTGGAACTGGCGTTTCATTTGAAGAAGTTGTTGGATAATCGGATAAATATTAGAAAACAAGGAGTTAACTCATGACTGCATTCGACTTACAGGGATTTAGATCACAACTTAAGGGCGACGGTGCGCGCCCCAATCTCTTCGAAGTACAAATGGCAATGCCTGGAACGGGCATTGCTACTATTGGCACCTCTGCCGCGGATATATCCAGAAATATAGCATTCCTGTGCCGTGCAGCCAGTTTGCCTGGTTCTACCATGGGTATTGCAACAGTACCATTCTTTGGAAGAGAGTTCAAGCTACCCGGTAATCCATCATACCCAGAATGGACAGTAACCATCATCAATGACGAAAACTTCACCATTCGAAATTCATTTGAAAAATGGATGAACGCATTAAACGGACACCTTAGCAACTTGCGCGATCCCGCTGGTTATAATAGCTCGGAGTACTCGGTAGATGCTCACGTCATTCAGTATGCTAAAGGTGGAGCCTCTTCTCCAACAGCAATAACCGCAAATGCCGGTGTACTTAAGAAATATAAGTTCATTGGAATGTGGCCAACAACTGTTTCTCCGATTGAACTAGGCTGGGATACAAACAACCAAGTTGAAGAGTACTCAGTAACGTTTGCTTATCAATGGTGGGAATCAACAACGGATGGGGTCACAAGCTAAGAACTTCATAAGTCTTAGTATTATTATCCCTATATATCTCTAGACCAGTTATATAAAGGAAGTTACTAACCTTGGAGTGGAGTTACGCATAATGCAGTTGTTTGGTTTTGAGATAAAGAAAAAAGAAGATGACGCCGAAAAGTTAGAGGTGCAAAAATCATTTGCCTTACCCGCCAATGATGACGGCGCTCTAACTATTCAAGTCGGAAGTTACTATGGAACTTATGTCGACCTCGACGGAATCGTCCGCAACGAAGTTGAGTTAATAACTAAGTATCGTCAAATGGCGGGTCAACCAGAACTTGACGCTGCCATTAACGATATCGTCAATGAATCTATCGTAACGGATAATAAAGGTAAATGCGTTGATATCAATGTTGATGACCTAAAACAACCAGATAACATCAAAAAGAAGATCAGAGACGAGTTCTCCAATATTCTTCGTATGTTAAATTTTGGTAACACAGCCCATGAACTATTCAGAAAATGGTACGTTGATGGTAGACTATTCTACCAGTTGGTTATCAATGAAAAATCCCCTCACTCAGGCATTCAAGAACTTCGATATATAGACCCCCGCAAGATTAGGAAAATCCGAGAAGTCCAAAAGACCAAGGACCCGGTATCGGGGGTTGAAATCGTCAAATCCGTCAAAGAATACTATCTATACAATGATCGTGGCACCTTGGCAACATCAACGCATATGGGCACCAAGATTGCTGTGGATTCAGTAGTTAATGTCAACTCAGGTATCATGGATGAAAGACAAGCCATGGTACAATCATATCTCCACAAAGCTATCAGACCCCTAAATCAGCTACGCATGGTTGAAGATGCGACGGTAATCTATCGTCTGGCTCGCGCGCCAGAACGTAGGCTTTTCTATGTCGATGTTGGTAATATGCCTCCACAAAAGGCTGATCAGTATCTTAAAGACGTAATGAGTAAGTATCGAAATAAGATTGTATATGATGCCAACACAGGTGAAGTTAAAGATCAGCGCAAGTATATGGCAATGCTTGAGGATTTCTGGCTGCCTAGACGAGAAGGTAACAAAAGTACTGAAATATCAACCCTACCGGGTGGTCAAAACTTGGGGGAAATACGAGACGTTGAATATCTACAGAAAAAGCTATACGCGGCTCTAGATATACCATTTTCACGAGCAGGTGGACAGGTTGGTCCTGGATCATCCAATCAACAATCAAGTGTATCGGTTGGTCTTGGTAGATCATCAGAAATACAACGAGACGAATTGAAGTTTCAGAAACACATCGATAGACTTCGCAATAAATTTTCCATTCTGTTTGATGATATACTTCGAACGCAACTAATACTAAAGGGTATTTGCACCGAGGAAGATTGGGATGAGTTCAAGGAAGAAATCTTCTATGACTACAAGAAAGATATCTATCAGGTAGAACTAAAAGAACAAGAGTTATACACCCAGAGAATATCACTATTAGGAATGATCGAACCATATAAAGGTGTTTACTTTTCGGATATGTGGATCAAGAAGAATGTTCTTCGCCTCACGGATGATGATTTGGAGAAAATGCAGAAAGAAATGGATAAGGAAGCCAAGGATGCAGAAAAACTCCAAGCCAAGATGGCTCCCCCCATGGACGGAATGGGCAATCCCCTACCAGTAGGTCCGGATGGACAACCTATGCCTCAACAACCACCACAGGAAATACAACCATTGGATAGCGGTCAGATAGATCAAGCCCAAGGGAATAAGTATAACAGTGTTAGTGCGGAAACCGCTAACATTTCACCCGGCGAAAACAGTAGTGGTCGTAAAAATTCCAGATTTATTGCGAAGGCCCAATGAAAAATTTAAGTAGTCTTAGAGAAGACCTGGCCAAATATATACTAAGACCTGCAAGATATGATAGAAGAAGCGCCACCGCAAGGAAGGCATCTGCTCTACACCTTGATTATTATGGTTTTGGTAGATACGGTAAGAACGGAAAGGTTCAATACTATGTTAATAACAATCAACTGATTAAATTTCCAGACTACTCGGCCGCGGCCGGCCAAATTAATCCGGACCAAGTACTAGTACAAAAAATAGATAATGTTATAAATGATATTGACCAAGAAGGGGTAGTTGTAAATCAAAGACTTATAGATAGTCGTGTATACGAGGATCTAGTATCCGATGAAAAAGCTTCAATGAATGCCTATACGGGATTTTCATATAGAGATATCAATAGGTATTTAACCAAACCGCCAGGGCAGGAACTAAGGGCGGATATAGATAATATAGTTATGGACGATAATTATAAAATATTCTCATATTACGAAGCCGATGAGTATATTTTGAGTATATCAGACTTGATTTCCAGTTTAGATAATCTACTT